CGGGGCACCAAGACTGAGAGCATCCAGCGGACGAGCCCGGCGCGCCGGGACCGGCTGACCAACCGTGTGATTGAAGCGGGCGGCACCGATGGCCTCGTCGCTGATCTGTTTGCCCGTCGCATCGATCACCAGCAGTGGACGCTCCAGGCTCGGCAGCAGATCAAGGACCAGTTTATCGCGCAATACCTGCTCGGTCGTGGTGGGCGCGCAGCGATGACCCAGGCCGACTGGGGCCGGCTTGGGGCGATGCTCAAAACGCAGTACGGCTTTCTGCAACGCTTCGAGCAGGACTTGATCGACGGCAAGCTGAGCGAGGCGCAAGCCAAGATGCGACTGAGGATGTACCTCAAGGCCGCCACGCAGGCGCACGAGCGGGCGCTGGCGATCGCCAAGGGGATCCCGCCGCTGCCCGCGTATCCGGGAGATGGGAAGACGATCTGCCGAGCAAATTGCCAGTGTCACTGGTCCTGCGAGCAGACCGAGGACGAGTGGCTGTGTACCTGGACGTTGGGCGCCGCCGAACACTGCCCGGATTGTCTGGACAATGCCGCAAAGTGGAATCCTCTGCGGGTTCCAAAGCAAGGCGTGATACTGTAGTAAAGGGGAGCAATGATGAACCGACGTGAGTTTATCCAGGCTAGTCTTGCCGCAATTGCGAGGTTGTTTTTACGCAAGTCTGAGCAGCCAGATAGCGCCGTCCCTATCCGCCAACTCAACGAAAAGATATGGGACTTTTCAGACGGCAAGACGGGGTATTTGTCACAGGAGCAGCAGCGTCAACTTGATGTGTCGGCGAACTATGACGACCTCCCTGGCGAGACCATCACGATAAAATGGAACGGCATTGAGTGGGTGGCTGAATTTGAGGACAAGGGGCCGCCGCCTCCTCCGCGCTGGATCTGGTCAGTGGGCGATCTGTGGACAGACGGCACTACGCTCGGCACGCTTGCGGAGGTGATCAAAGCCGATGCCTAACACTGAGACGACCGAACCAACCATCATCGAGGGCGCGATGCGCGACTGGCGAGACGTGATGCTGCGCTTGCAGCAGATGACGCGCAACGATTCGGGCGCGTGTGTGTTGGATATACGTATCCTGTGCATACGCGGTCAGCCGGCGTTCTGGTTCGCACCAGAGAAAAAGACGATAGAGCCGGCAGCCTCGGCGCGTGCATTCTGCGACGCGTTCGACGGGGCGGGAGTTGCTTGACACCTGGCCCGCTTTATGGTAAGATAATACCAACTTCGGCGTAGAAACGCGCCCGACCCTATCGAGGGGAGCGGGCGCGTTCGTCATAGAACTGTCATCGAACCGTCAAACTGCATACTCATTCGCGCTAGAAAAGGGCGCTTGACCCCACTGAGGGTTGAGCGCCCTTTTTTTGTTTTCTGGAGAGACCTATGCCAAACCTGTCGATGTTCGATAGCCATCCTCGCGGGTGGCACAACCCGGTAACGCTCCGAGCCTACGCGGCCCTTCCCGCTGCCGGCGCGTGGGACGCTGCGCCGACCGAGAGCTTTACCAGCGGCGCGCAGAATATGACGCTCTCGTTTACCTATGCGGAGGGCGCGCAGACGGGGACGGGCGCTTTCGATTGGCAGTTGGAAATTTCAATCTACGCCGTCGTGGGCAATGTGCCTACCAGCGCCGCCGAGTGGGTGACGGAATCGCTCTACGCTGCCGGCGCAGTCGCAGCAGGCGCAGACACCGGCAGCAACATACAGCGCGAATATCAGACCTACACCATCACGGCGGCGGGCGCGACTGAGGATTTTGTCTATGGCCCTATTGCCCTCAACGGAACGATTGAGCGGGTGCGCGTGCGTGCCAGGGAATCGGGCAACGCAGGGACGCCCGGTTCGCTCTCCATCGTCGCGGAGTTGTTCTAATGCCTAATCCAGGACTCACAGATAGCGCAGCCTCTCCGGTTGGCGGGATCGAGGTCATCCAGGATACCCACGACGATCTAAACGCCAACGTCAACCTCCAGGTAGGCGATGCCGACGTAGATGCCTCCAACCCGGTCAACTCGATCGACTCGTGGCGGGTCTCGCTACAGTCTGACGAAACGACCAACGATAGCGACAAGACGTTCACCGTTCCGGCCTCCACGGAATGGCAAGTACTTTGGGTGTGGGTAGAGCTCGCTACCACAGCGACGGTCGGCAATCGCCAGCTCGTGATCGAAATACAGGATTCCGCCGCTGACGTGATTGGCCAATTTCGGGCCGGCGTTGTGCAAGCGGCCTCCCTGACCCGTTACTACCAGTGGGCTGCATCGATGGCCGACCTCCAGGCGTTCAGAGATACCGACTGGCTGATGACCCCATTACCGCCCGGTCTGATTCTTCAGGCTGGCGATATTCTCCGCGTCTACGACAACAACGCCGTGGACGCTGCGGCGGATGATATGGTCGTTCAGATGCAGATCGCGAGCAGGAGCGTCTAGTGCCAGGCATCGGCATCGGCGGCGCAGGGCTTCTACCCGTTTCTCGACTCGGCGGCGTTCCTGCCCCGTTCGTGTACTCGTTCGACTTGGGCGACATCACGTTCACTGCGGGCATGGCAAAGCGCACCGGAGAGGCCGGGGTCTTTGACGCTGCGCCCATCATCCAGGGTGCCTGGGACGGAACGGGCACGCCGGATGTGGTCTCGTTCAGCCGTGGCACGTTGCTTGGCAACCAGACGCAGTATTTCTACAGCAACTTCGATCCGTACCAGGGCAGCATCTCGTTCTGGATTACGCCTGAATGGGATGGTGACGATGGGATAGCTCATGCGCTTTTCTACTCGGATGCTGGCGGCTCTGATAAGTTTCGACTGATCAAGACCAATGCGAGCGATCTGTCTATTGGCGTAGGGGATGAGACACTGAACGTGGATGTTTCCGCTTGGGTAGCTGGAACGTCCTATCATGTCGTCGTTTCTTGGGACACAAAAAATACACTGGACGGAACCAATTACGCTGCGATCTATGTCAACGACGTTGCGACCTTTGGCATTACGACACAGCCAGACGTACCTACGCCGGATGAGCCTACATATCTCGGCTACGTAATATCAGCCCCAGACGCCCAATTTGAGGGCTTTTTCATCTGGCGCGTGCCGCTGTACGACGGTACCTATGGTTGCCCGATGTGGTTCGATGGCAGCGGGCCGATTGACGCGGTTGCGGCGATCTACGCAGCCGGGGCGGGTGCAGATCCGGCGAAGATCTTTGGTTCCTGGGACACGACGTTTTTCTTGCCCACCAACAGCACAACCGGCGCGCTGGTCACCGGCACCGGGGAAGCGTGGAGCCACCCGCACGCATCGGCTGAGGAACTGGATGTGCCGTTTGTCGATGATGGGGGCCTGCCGGGCACTGACTATGCGGTAGAGTTCAACGGGACGACGACGGTCATCGACTGCGGGTCGGATGCAGGCCTGGATGATGTGGCGAGCGGCGGAGATATCACGGTTGACATCTGGTTCCGGGCCGACAGCGATGGTGAGAACGATTCAGGGTCTCTCTTCAACAAGTGGACCTCGCTGAGCAATGGCGGCTACTACGCCCAATTGAATGCGGCAGATGATCAGTTGTACGTGCTGGTCGAGTGCGATACGACCGATGCAGTCGCGATCGTGGATGCCAGCGCGTTTGACCTGGAAGACAACATCTTTGTCGATGGGAAATGGCATCTGCTGACTGTCCACTATGAGGATACTGTCAACAAGAGAATCAGTGTAGCCGTAGACGGACGCTGGGCATCGGCCTACGATACGCGTACAGACGGCGTAGGCAATTACACCTCGGATGCCTCGCACAATTTCAGAATCGGCGTACAGGACCAGGCCACAGTCGACGCCTGGGATGGCGGGATCGCCTGGGCCGAGGTCTCCGACAATGACCGCCACACTGCCGGCACCGACTTCATTCCGCCTCGCGTGGGCTACAACGATGGCAACACGGTCGCCTACTGGCCGATGGACGAGGGCACTGGCGTAACGGTCGACAATGCCGAGGGCACCGCGGCGCGCGACGGCACAATCGCCAACGGCTCATGGTCCGCGATTTGGGCAGTCGTCGGCACGCCGGAGATTCCGCAGAGCCATACGTTCGATGCATCCACCACGGCTATCATCGTAGCTGATGCTGCGAATATCCAAGACTTGCCCGATGCTGCGTTCACCTTTGACATTGCCTTCCGCGCCGATAGCTATGGCGAAAGCAACGTCGGCACATTTCTACACAAGCTATCAGGCAACAATGGTTGGGCGTGTGCGTTTAGCTTGGGCAGCATCGTCTTTCGCGTCAATGCTGCGACCACGGATAGCGTAGCGTCGTTTGCGTTTGCGCCAGATAGCCGATGGCACACACTGCGCGGGACGTTTGACGACGGCGGCGACCGCAAGGCGCGGCTCTACCTGGATGGCATCTTGCAAGACGCCGGAGACGCAGCAGTCGGCAACTATCAGTCGGATGTAGGAATAGATATAGGCATTGGCTGTAGCGCGACGGGTGGGTCGTCATTTGACGGGGCCATTGGCTGGGTTCGCCTGTCGGACTCGCTGCGTGTGGCAACGACGGTAGAGTATTACATTCCGGCATCGCGCAACAACCCGCCCGCAAATGATGGCAACGCGCAGCTACTCATCTATATGACCGACGGGGCAGGAACGACAGCGACCGATAGCAGCGGGAACGGGTACGACGGCACAATCACGCCTGGTGATGGGGTTTGGCTTAATACCCCAGACCTAGCACTGGAAGAACCGGGCGCGATGGTCTACCAGCAAGGCTACAACATCGGCTCGGATGGGGCGGACGGCATCTATATCCCCGTCACGCTGACCGCCGCGACCGACTATGTGATCCGCGTGCCGATGCGCTACAGCCCCAACGCCTGGCCGCGCATCACGCTCTACGACGTGACGGCAGTGGGGTCCATTGTCGACTTTGACCCGCCCGCTCTGACTGGCCAGCACTCGGGGGCTAACAACAGCGCGACGATGACGTGTGCCGGAGAGGTGTTCCCGGCCAACCTGATTGGCGCGGAGATCTACAACGTCACGGACGGCAGTTCAGGCACGATCACAGCCGTAGGCGGAACGAACCAGGACACCATCACCGCTGCCCTCGCAGGTGGAACGGACAACGATTGGGACACGAACGACGAGTATTACATCGTCCCGGCGGAAACGAACTGGGTGTTCAACGAGCCCATCGTCGCCCACACGAGCGCCAACACTGCCTATGAACTGCGCATCACAAACCGCAACTCGGACGGCATCATCACGGTGCACCAGGCAGAGGTGATTGAGAGCTTGCTCGCGAATGGCGACCACGAAAGCGCGGCGGGCAACCCGGCGATCCTGACCGGATGGACCAATAACGGACTGGACGCTGGAGACGTGGAGACCGACGCGGTTGACATCCACGCGGGCGCGCAGTCGCTCGAATGGAATCCAGGTGCGGTATTGGGAGAGGGTCAGTACGAGACCATCACGACTACGGCGGGAACCTTTCTGGCATTTGCCGGATGGACCAAGGGAGACGGATCGGATGGATTCAGGCTAGGCGAGCTAGACGGCACAGAGGCAGTGCTGCACAATAGCGCGTCCTCGTATCGAGTGACGACTGGGGTCGGCGCAACCTGGACGCATACGCCGATGGTATTACGCGCGCTGGATACCAGCCCAGAGCTACAGATCGAGGCAGACGCCATCGCCGGGGATGGGTTCTCGGACGATTTCTATTCGTTCGAGCTGGACGGCGTATCCCTGACCGTTACGCCCGCCTCTGGGGCCAACAGCCTTGAGGGCGACGGCATCCGCGTGGATGGGCTCGACCAATGCACGGTCCCGGCTACAGCGCACCGGATGCTCGCGACAAGCGGCGGCATCCGGTTCACAGTTACGCCCAGGCACGGTATTGCAAACTCGGAGGCGTTCGGCCAGACGGCAGAATACTTGCTCGACCTGACCGAGGATGCCAACAACTACATCCGCGTGTACCGCGATGACGCAGCGGGCGGGACGCTCACGCTTGAGGTCAACCAGGCCGGGGGCGGACCCTGGACCGACACGGACACACCCGCCTGGGCCGCAGACACGGATGCCAATATCGACGTGTACAACTTTGGCGGCAGCATACACGTCTGGTTCGATAGCGTGCCGCTCCTGGCTGTGGCCGGGACCGGCTTTGCGGCCAACTTTACAGCCGCGGCCTACTTTGGCAGCGAGGCCACGCCGGACTACCAGGGCGATGCGGTGATCAGTCCGCCTTAGAGGGAGTGATATGGCAGATTACACATTTCGATACAGGCTAGAGGGAGCGCCGGAAGCGCGGCGAGACGGCTCTGGATGCGTTCAGCACAATATCTCTGTGGAAGCGTCGAGCGACGGCGAGAACTGGCTCACGGTTCCTGGGCGGCACGCATCGATCAACGTTCCAGCAAGCGAGGTCGACGATGCTCTCGCGGCAGGGACCAGCCAGCAGATCATCACGGCGTACAAGAATGCGCTCGTGAGTAACCTGTCCACCGTTCCGCAGCCTATCACCGGATGGAGCACGGCGCAACTGGAGGCCCTGATGGACGCCAACGACGGCGCAAGTTCGGCGGCGACCGCGATACATCTGTTCATCACGGACACGCTCGGCCTATCGTATCCGGTCACGTTTACGCTGTAGGGAGACGGTAGAATGCCCTGGCACATTGGAGAGCACGCGGAGTGTAACGGATACGCGGTCATCAAGGACGGCGACGGAAACCTGGCCGGCTGCCACGAGACGGAAGCGGAGGCCGAGGCACAAATGGCGGCGCTGTACGCCAGCGAATCTACAGACGAGGACGACGAGATGGGCGAATTGACAGAAGCGAAAACCAAAGACGGGCACGGGATGGGCGACTTTCTCGTGGTAGGCGATCCAGACGAGACGAGCACCTGGCACCTCCCGGTCAAGACGAACGGGCAGCCGGACCGTCGCTTGATGGGCGCGGCGAAAGCGGCATTGACCGTGGGCTACCGTGGCAACGTGTACGAAGGGCCGGATAAGGACGAGGCAACCCGCAAGCTCAAAGCGCTGTACGAGGAAGAGGATATGGAGTGGAGCGAGAGCGCGGTAGAGCGGGCGCGCAGCTTGCTTGAGCAGGCATTGTCTCTTCTGACTGAGGCATCAAGGGCCGTCCCGACCGGAGAGCCACCTGGCGAGCCTGTAGCTGAGTCCAACCTATCCGAGGCCGCCGTAGGGCGCGTCATTGCCATCGAAGAGGCAGAGACGCCCACCGGACTCGTCCCGCTCACACTGGACGTGGCGCTGATCGAGCCCGGACCGGGCAACGCGCACGACAAGCACTACTACCCGGCTGAGGTGCTGCGACGTGACGCCGGCGTGTTCAAGGGTGGCAAAATGTTCGCAACCGATCACCGTGAGAACGCCAAGGATGTGGGAACGTGGGTCTCTACGATCAAGCAGTGCCCGGTCGGGTTCACCAAGTCCGGCGCGCCCATTGCGCGCGTGGTCGTCCACAAAGACTGGTTTGCCAAGGACATCCGCGCGCTACAAGCCGAAGGGCTGCTTGAGAAAATGGAGTGTAGCATCATCGGTTCCGGCAAGGCCAAAAAGGGCCAGGTCGGGGAAGCCGAATACAACATTGTAGAAGCCATCACCGAGGGGTCTGCGGACTGGGTGACAAAGGCGGGCGCCGGCGGGCGGGCGCTTGCGCTGGCAGAATCGGACGCGCCCGCACAAGACAACGGAGGCACAATGGACGAAACAAAAGACCCGGTCGAAGAGACTGAGGTCGTCCAGGAAGCCGAGACCGTGACGCTGAGAGAAGAGGAACCAGGGGAGCAGCCGCAAGAAGCGCCGGAGGCCGAGACCGAGCAGGCCCAGGCGGAGACGGAGGACACCGAACCGGCAGAGGCGGCTCTGCCGGCAGAACGGATCACCGAACTTCTCTTTGAGTCCGGGCTGGGCGAGGACGCGCAGCGGTTGCTCACGCGACCATACGAAAACGAACAGGCTGTACAGGACGCCATAGCCGAGTTCAAGCGCATCATCAAGCGGGCGTCAGGCAGCGGGCAGCCCTTCGCGCAAGGCGCGACGCAACCCGCACAACCGCAACAGATCACGGAGGCCGACCGGGTGGCGCGATACAGGCGCATCAAGGAACGGTATGGCCTCGAGTACGATGTGAGACTGGAGGAATAACATGACCACAGAGTTTTACGGTGCCAGTTCGTCCGAGCGATACGAACAGTCATCGGGTCCGCTCGTCGTGCGGCAGGTCCACGAGGCCGACGTGTGGCCGGTGTACGACAACGCAAACGTCACAACCAAGGACAGCCTGCTCGACGCCAACGGCAACTACAACGGCGTGCATCCGGTCATCGCGATCGGCGGACGCACCGCAGCGGATGGCCGGCCCTTGAACCTGACCGGCGTCGTGGTGGACGTGACGCCAAGCTCGACCTTGGCCGAGAGCCTGGTGCGCGTCAACATCGCGGACGGGATGATCGTTCGCAACTACGTCGCCAACGTCCTGACCTACGCGGCCAGCGCGCCGAGCACGTTCGAGACCGCGCCCGTCGTGGGCCAGCCGGTCTACGTGGACGACTCGCAGAGCCTAGGCACGGGCGTCACGCTCTCTATGAGCCCGCTGAACGACGCCGGCCTGCGCAATCCGCTCGCGGGGCAACTGTTCTACTGCCAGGACGAGTACGCCAACGACATGGTGGGTGGACCGAACACCAGCGAGCAGTTCGACAACGCCCTTTCCAACAGCCTCGTTCAGCAGGTCTACTGCGTGATCCTGTCGAACGGCTGGCGAGAGCTGGCGTAAAGGAGCAAGTGAGATGAGACGATTTCTGCAACTGCTTGCGGATATCCGCAAGGCACAACTGAGTGAACGCGGCGCGCAGGCTGAACGGCTGGTCCAGGTTGACGCGCTCTTTCGAGAGATGGACCGGCAATTGTCCTACGGCGCGCCGAGCGAGAACGAGCAACTGGCCGAGACCCTGGTCTCTGCTGACTTCCCCTACGCGCTGGAGGAGTACGTCAACCGCGAGCTGATGCCGGGCTACCAGCGCAAGCAGTTTATGTTTGAGCCGCTGGTCAAGCCGGACACCGTCGCAAACTTTTTGCCGCACACCCGCTACCAGAACCGCTGCGGATTCGACGACCTGGAATACGTCGGCCAGAAAGGCCAGGCACGACCGGGCACGATCCAGGATGCGACCAAGCGCCAGTGGCAAGTCTACCGCTGGGAGAAACAGATCGATTTCTCCTACGAAGCACTCGTCAACGACGACCTCGGCTACCTGGAGGACACCGTGCGGCTGATGGGCGAGGCGGCCCGGCGCACCCTGGAAAAGTTCGTCTCCAGGATGTACACCAACGCCGTCAGCATCGCCGCAATGACCGCCCTTGGCGCGCTCTACTCGCAGACGGGACGGCTGACTACGGCCCGGATCAGCGAGTCGCGGATGGCGTTCAACCAGCGCACCGACGCCTGCTCTGAGCCGATCAACGCCAAGCTCGACTACCTGGTGATCCACAGCGGCCTGGTCGATACCGCGCTCCAGATCCAGGCGAGCGAGCTGGTGCCCGAGCTGGCCACGAACGCGGCCAACATCGTGCGACCGTTCACGTTCATCGAAGACCCGTACATCACCGGGACCGCGCCGAACCTGCCCTGGTGGGCGTTCAGCACGACCAACAACATCACCCCGTTTGTGCTGGCCCGGCTGCAAGGCTGGACCGGCCCGCGCGTGGCGCGCAAGCGCTCCGATATGGAGTTCATCGGGACGATGCTGGGTGCAGGCGCACAGGCGCCGGCGATCATGGGCGACTTTGACACCGGGAACATCATCCTCAAGGTGATCGACATCTTTGGGACGTACATCGGTGGCAGCGGAAACGGCAACTATGTCGACGTGCGCGGCGGGTACTACAGCGCCGGCACCGCGCCCTAGGCCGCGATTCCGCTTAGGAACATAAGTCTAATCGGACAGAAAAGGGGAGCAAAACGATGGCAACCAACAGAGAGCTTGAAGCCAGAATCCGCCAACTGGAGCAGATGCTTGCACAGTCCGGCATCTCGGCGCAGCCGCAAGGCGAGCTTGCGCCCGAGGACCGGCCTGACTACATCGAGTTCGGGAGTCCGGAGCACGCGACCTTTCTCGGTCTCGTGCTCCTGGACGACGGCGAGGATCCGCCGCAAGGGCAGCGATTCGTGCTGCCCGGCCTTACGGGCCAGTTGTACTGCTTGGAGGACGAGATCGGGGCGATGCGATTCTATCCGGGGCTCTCCCTGGATGAGGTCGCCCCGGTCGTCCTCCGGCAGAAGATCAACTGCCTGGAAGGCGGCGTCCCGCCCATCCCGGACAATGCCCCGGATATGTGGCGGCCCTAGCGGCGGATGGCATAGGAGTTAGACAATGACCACTTTTCCTGGCAATGACTTGCCAATGCTGAAGCTGCCGCAATGGTTCGGTGGGCAGATCGGCGTGCCAGGCTCGGACACGCCGCTTGGCCTGCGGACCGCGCCACAGGGCTTGGTGTACTATGTCGATCCAAGCCACGGAGACGCCAGCGACAACAACGACGGGACGGACCCAAACGAGCCACTGTCAACGATCCAGCAGGCGATCACCAACAACAACGCGACCATTACCTGGGCCAACACGCCGCCCTATGATGGGGTTAACTACATCGTCGTTTCACCGGGCACATACGCGGAGAACCTGACACCGCCCTACTACTGCAAGATCATCGGCCTCGGGCTGGCGACCGGCAACACAACGGACGTATGTGTGGACGTGCATCCAGCAGCAGGATCGGCGCTTGCGGGCACCGGCCTGGCGTGTCACTGGTACAACATCCGCTTCACGACGGACACGGCTGCGCCGATCATCGACTTTGGCGTGATGAACAGCGTTATCTTTGAAAAGTGTTGCTTCACAGACGGCAACCCCGGCCTTGCGACAGTCGGCGTGGACACCACGAGCGCCAACAGCTCTTGGATCATCAACTGCCGTTTCACCGGCAACACAAACCCGATCACGCGCGGCATCCGCTCTACTGGAAACTTCTTTTCGTGCCGCGTGGTGGGCTGCGAGATTGCGGCAGTAACGACCGGGATCGACCTGTCCGGCGCGGCGCTCGTGGGCAACACAGTCATCGCGCACAATATGATCTGGGGTGGTGGTGCTGTGCTGCTCGGGACCGGGATCGATGACTCCGTGGTGGGCGACTCGCTCTGTGTGGACAACTGGATCACGGCAACCGATGCGATCAGTCACGCAGACGCCAATATGACCATCGCCAACCATGTCCTGAACGCCGGCGTCGGAGCAGTCGAGACCGCAGGGACGGACTAAAGGAGGGCTTTATGCCCGGAGCAAATGTAAGCTGGCCGATCCCGCTTTTGCGGCAAAGAATCTTTTACCCAGGGCAGTTTGGCGTGCCGGGTACAGACAGCGAGGAGGGCATCCGCACCGATTCACACGGAACCGTCTTTTATGTCGATCCAAACGCGACCGGCGTCTCCGACCAGCGGGACGGCACCGATCCACGCCACCCGCTGCAAACGGTGGCGGCGGCGATCGCGAAATGCCAGCCCTATCACGGCGACGTGATTGCCGTGATGGCCAACAACTCGTGGCAGTACGGCAACACCGCCGACGGGCGAACGACGGCGATCGCCGAGGAGGTGACGCTGAACGTGCCCGGTGTGCGGCTCGTGGGCGTCAGCTCGGCAGGGCAGGGTGTGTACTGGTATCCGGCCTCTAACGCTGGCGTGTGCATCACGGTCCACGCGATCGACTGCACCATCGAGGGCTTTTTCTTCTCAGAAGGGCCGACGTACACCGGCTGTACCGCGATCTCTGCCGAGTGGGACGGCGCGACTCTGTTCGGGGAAAACCTGACCGTGCGGCACTGTGTGTTCGATGATACGGTGGACATTGCGGTGCAGCTCGAATACTCGTGGTACTGCCACATCCACCACTGCTGGTTCCTGGAGTGCGACCAGTATGGGGTCTATACCGACGCGGCGGGGTCTGGCACAGAGTACACCTCGATTCACGACAACTGGTTCACGGACGTGGGCACGGCGGCCATCGCGCTGCTGGGCGGCGCCGGCGCCAACCGCATCTACAACAACACGATCTACAACGGCAATGCGGAGGCCGGGGCTGCGGCGACCAACGAGGGCATCAACACGACAGGGGGCAATGACAACATCATACACAACAATTTCCTGTCTTGCCTCCTGCCGGTGCCTGCAAACGGCGACCTGGACGACTTTTGCACGGCTGCGGCCACGGATGCGTGGATGGGCAACCACTGCCTAAACGGTCTGCAAGTGACCAACCCGACATAAGGGAGCTAGATGGCAACCGAAGCCTGGATACTGGAAAAAGCCACGATCGGCGAGGGAGATCAGGTCGCCAACTCCCTCGCCCAGCGCATCCTAGACCTAGCCACAGCGGTGGCAGCACTAGATACGTCCGACCTTGCGACGATCCTGGGATACACACAAAAGATCGACGCGCTGGCGACGGACGGGCTCAGCGGGACATCAAACTCGCTCGCGTACCGGGTACACGAGATTGAGAAGCACTTTCACTCTCGGGGGCGATTCTGGGGATCCAATGGCGCAGCTACGGAAACAAACGCCATAGATGCTAACGTCGATACCCCGTTTGTGGCGGTCAGTGGGAACGATGATTGGGGCACGGCGATTCCAATTTGTGGAACCGGGGACGATCCGACCGGGCTAGGGTATGCCAAGTTCGACGCACACTTGATCCTGGTCACAGACACCGATCACGCTACACCGTATCGGGTCCGGTTCATCTACGGGACGGGAACCTCGGCAGACGCAATCGCGGCAAGCCAGTGGTCGGAAGAGATGTTCATCACGTCCGCGGGGCCGTTTAGCAGCGGCGTACCGCTGCGGTTTCAGATGCCGCGCGTCGACGTGGGCTCGAAACTGTGGGCGCAGGTCTGGAATGCGACAAATGCAAGCAACGTCGATTTCTTTTGGGGCTGCCATCCATACGTAGGATAGGGATATATGGACGCAAGAACGCAAAAGCTACAACTCAAGCTCGGCATAAACGCCGAGATCGCAGAAGCCCTCGTCCGCGTGGGCCTGGGCAAACCGAGCTCGATCCGAAACGCGACAGACGAGATGTTGCGCGCCGTACCGGGGATCGGCAAGGCGACGCTTGAACGTATCCGGGCCAGGGTGCCCAGGAAGGAACCTTAACAGATGACAGAGGCAACCAAGGGGAGCGGCGGCGTGCCAAGAGTGCTCGTTGCCGTGTTGCACACAGGCCAGGTGCGCTGGGAGCTGTCGGCGTGGCTCAACCACGTGATCGCGACAGAACGGCGCGCCGGCGTGATGGTCAAATACTACGGGCTCGACCATCGAGCGCACCCGGTCAACTCGAACCGGAACCGCATCCTCGCCGATGCGCCACAGGACATCGACGCGGTGCTGATGATCGACGAGGACACCGTGCCGATTCCAGAGGCGCTGGAGGTCGCGTTTATCGCCTGTCCAGAAAGCAAAGGCGGGATGGGCAAGGACGTGGTGCTCGCCCCCGTGCCGATCATCCGGGGCGACGACGAACGCGGGCCGGTGATGGCCAACCTAGTGCCGCTGGGCGCCGAGGGCGGCAGCCACGACAACGTGACAATCCCGGTCGGGCTCAATCGCGTGGTCGAGATCAAGGAGGGCGGGTCGGGCGTGATTGCCATTGCCAGGCACGTGATCGACCATCCGATGATGCGCGCGCCGTTCCAGTTCGAGTACGACGACGACGGGTGTACGCTGGTGGGTGAGGACCACTACTTTTGCCGGCGCGCGAAAGCAGCCGGGTTTACGGTCTGGGCCGCGCTCGGCTATTCGATGGGGCACGCCAAGACGGTCGACCTCAAAATGATCTACGAGACGACGAACCCAGGGCCGCCGCAAAAGCCGACCCTGCTCGTGACGGGCACCGGGCGCTGTGGGACCGGATTCGCGGCGCACTGGCTCTCCAGCGCGGGCCTACGCTGCGGGCACGAGGCGCTCTTTATGTTCCGTGGACTGGACGCGGCGCTCAAGCGAATGGCGATGTTTACGCAGTTCAAGGCCGACTCTAGTTGGATGGCCGCGCCCTACCTGGACATCGAGCACCTGCAAGGCGTGCCGGTCGTCCACCTGATGCGCAACCCGCGCAAGGTCGTCGAGTCGTGGCTGCGCAAGAGCACCAGCGAGCACACGCCGCGCTACTGGGACTTTGTGCTCCAGCACGCGCCCGAGATTGGCGAGCAGGAGCGAGAGATCGACCAGTTTGCGGCGCGGTACGTGATCTGGACCCGGATGATCGAAGACAAGCTGGGCGGACATCCGACCTACCAGTGGCGCATCGAAGAGGGGGAAGAGGGATTCCTGGCGTGGCTCTCCGACCGGGGCATCATCGACCCGAGACGGCTGGACCTGGGCAACTTGTTCCCAGACAAGAGCTACAACCACAAAGGCGGCCCAGAGATTGAGGCGCGGCTTGAGGACATTTCCGAGCCGTGGCGCTCGGGACTGCTCGAGATTTGCGAGCGATATGGGTATGAGTGGTAGAGATGGCGTGTACAGGTAGATATGCAGCGGCCTGGCAGTTTGCGGGCTTTTGGTGCCTGGACAATCTCATCAGCGGTGCGCACGACGGGGCCGGTCCGGGAGACGTCGCGCTCCAGGATAACGACGCGACGTTCACGACGAAAGGCGTTCAGGCCAATGTCGGGATGGTGCTGTACAACCTGACCGACGGCACGAGCGGCCCCGTGACGGCGGTCACAGAGACCACGATCACCGCGACGGGTGTCACATGGGACAACGGCGACCTGTACCGGATCACGCTCATTGACGGGATGCAGATCGCCAATATCGAGCACTGGCTGGACGTGGCGG